ACCGGTGGGGATATCGAATGCATCGACGCTATCCAAGCGGCTCTTACACCGCAAGAATACAGAGGCTACCTCAAGGGCAACATCATCAAGTACGTGTGGCGTGAGCGCTACAAGGGGGGTGCCGAATCGGTTGCGAAGGCGGGCTGGTATCTCAACGAGTTGAAGAGGGCACCGTGACTAAGCTTAGTGCTGTCGAGATTCGCGCTTGTATCGGTGACGTTATGCCCGCTAATGGCGTGCAGATCAACGTTAACCATATCAAGTGTCCGGCTGGTCCGGACTACAAGAAGCGTCTGTACGTGTTGGGCAAACCGTTTGGCGCTATCGCTTACTGTCACCACTGTGGCCGTGCTGGTACCGTTGTGTCTGCTACTGATGGTTCCTCTGCCGACAGACTACGCGCCTACCTCCAAGAGAAAGGGCTGTCCGGAGGATCAGTATCCAGCACTGAGATTGACCGCAGGTACGCAAGCTTCTGCGGGATCGAGAACCTATCCGCTGATGGGTACAAGTGGCTGTCTAAGTACTTGTCCCCGGAAGAGATTGAAGAGGTTGCGAATATCGGACGCATCCGCGCCACTACTAGCGGCGAAGTCTGCCTTGAGGCCGGAGCGTTTGGCCGCTCTGAGAGCGGGGTTCGGCAGATCAGACGGGCTAGTGGCAAGCCGAAGTACCTTACCGAGATTGACAAGCTTACCGTGGGAGAGAAGCCTGTACCCTACGTGCCCTCTCCTCCTCACAAGTTCGTGGCTTTCGTTGGCTCGGAGTACTATCCTTATGTCATCACCGAGGATATCCTGAGCAGCCTAAAGATATCGTTAGCAGGTGCCGATGCTTTCCCTGCTATGGGATCGTCGTTCGACTTCTCACGTTTTACCGCCGAGCAGCTTGATATGTTTAAGCCCCGAGTGCCAACACCTTTGGTGTTCGTCCGCTGCAAGCTGATTGTATGGGCTGACCCGGACGCGGCGGGCGACAAGCTGCGTAACCAAGTGCTAACGAGAGCGGGGTTTCTAGGGCTGAACGTAGGTACCGTGCCTCTGGGTACTCCCGAAGCCAAAGAGCTTTCAGTAGACGCCATTACAAGGATCATCCATGCTAGTCTATGACTACGATGTACTTCAACTGCTGAGTACCAAGGGTGGATTTCTCAAGTACTCTTCGTATATCAAGGAACACACCCTTCAACCCGAGACTGTTAAGATTATCACGGTGATGAAGACCTACTACGATAAGGGTCACTCTACCGTGGACTGGCTCGGCTTCACCACGTTTTTCTGGTCACATCCTAGCTCCGCTGCTATCCGTCCCTCGGATACGCTGGTCTATGCTACCGTCTTTAGCAAGATGCAGACGTACACTCTGAGCATCGAAGCCGAAGACCTGCTGGCTAGGCTGGTCGAATGCGACTACGCAGCGCAGATCAAAGAGGCGTGTGATAACATTATCGACGGGTCATCCTCGCTTGAGGATGTTGAAGAACTTGTTACGGGAGGGCTACGCGATGTTGGGCGTTTTGTTGACCTTGATAGTTTGTTTGCTACCCCTGATGTATCTGCTGTCTGTACCCGTGTCTCTTCTAGTGGGTACAATTGGCGGATGGCTGCGCTCCGTAACGCTTGCGGTCCTTTGCGCGTTGGTGATTTTGTGGTCGTCGCCGCAAGACCCGAGGTTGGAAAGACTACCTTCCTCGCATCCGAAGGAACCTATCTAGCCGCGCAGCTACCACCGGGTCGGCCTTTGCTGTGGATCAATAACGAAGAGCAGAACGAGAAAGTCTTCTTCCGAATTGTTCAGGCTGCACTAGGCATGACTACGGCAGATATCCTGCGCGATCCTGTAGCGGCTATGGCTGCATATGAAGCTATAATGAGTACGAAAGACCGCATCCTCGTGACCGATAAGGTCAAGGATGTGGCTAGCATCGAGTCTCTGATGCGAGAAGTATGCCCCGGACTTATCGTTTACGATCAACTGGATAAGGTTAAGGGGTTTACCAAATACAAAAACGAATGGGATCGTCTTGGTGCCCTGTATCTTTGGGCGCGAGAGAATGCCAAGGAGTACGGTCCTTCCATCGCAGCATCACAACTGTCTGATATCTCGGCTCTCGATCCGCGCAAGGTAGACATGGATACCCTGCGTGGGTCGAAGACCGACAAGGCGGGCGAAGCGGATGTTATCGCTATCATCACCAAAGACCCTAGCTCCCCTCGCCGTGAGACTGAGCGCTTCATCAACCTTGCGAAGAATAAGATGGTCGGCCCTCTTGACGAATCGCAACGCCATGCTACAATGGTGGTTAACCTTGACCCTACTATTGCGAGGTATTATGATTGAGGCCAACGCTGAACAACTGGACAAGGTACTCTCATCCCTAGTGGTGGAGAAGGAACTTCTTGACAAGATGGATACTGCTCTAGCTGACCTCAAGGCTAAGATCAGTATGTACGAGGCGGCGCATGGAAAGATGCCTGCCGTTTCGATCAAGATGCCCATCATGGAAGACCCTCCGATCGAGAAGGAAGAAGAGGAAGAGATTCAGGTAGACGTGGATCACCTAGTAGAGCACGTTACCGTTATCAACCCTGTTAGCCTTGTCGATGACATAATCCTTGTCGATGTGTACGGGGACTCTGCTAACATTAGCATGGTGGCTACGCTTATCGCCAGAGTCACCGAGCTAAGCTCCCGCTATCGCTCGCTGATTCATAACTACGAACAGTCCGAGCGGGATAAGGCCGACATGGACAACGAACTCCGCGATGCTTACGACGAGATTACATCCCTGCGGATAAACGTGAGCAACCTTGAGTACGAGCTTGACGCGGCAAGGTACGCGCCGGAAGTACACTACACGGTAAATACCGGAGGCACCTGATGGGCAAGATTATTACGATTGACACTGAGACTAAGATCGTTCCCGACGAACATGCTCTAAGTGCGGGAGTTGACCATTTGGTAGCGGTAGGACTCAAGCTGAGCCACGTGGGTACCTGCGGGATCAGTGAGTGGAGTAAGCTATCGTACCCCTCTAGGCACAGGATGGTTGATACCTTGTTCGCTGATGATAACCTTATCATCGGCCAGAACGTGTCCTTCGATATCAAGCGTCTGGTACACGGAGCGGGAGGGATCAGCATTCCTCGCAACTTCTTCCTGTGGGACACGCAGATTGCTGAGCACGTGATGTACGGTACCACGTGGGCCAGCCTCAATGGCATGGCAGAAGAGTACGGACTGCCACTCAAGCCGGATCGTATCAAGATCGAGTACTTCGACAAGGGATTGGGTGCCGATCACGTACCGTTTCCCGAACTCAAAGAGTATCTTGAGCACGATCTTATGGTTACGGAGCGTATCGCAACGCTGCAAATGAAGCAGCTAGACGATCCGAAGTTTGCTACTGTTACCGGCAGGGCCGGTCTGCACAAGGTAAAGACTCTCGTGAGCTTGATGATGCAGGCTCGCATGGCAACCATCGACGCTGAGCTAGCGGGCATGGTAGTGGACCTGGAATTCCTGTCCTCCCAAATCCCCGTTATGACCAAGAAGCTTGTCGAGTTGAAGGATGCCCTTACGTACCACACTATCGGAGAGTCGGGCCATACTCACGTGATGGACCTTAGCAGCCCGCACCAGCTACGTACCGTGCTGTACGGGGGGACGGGTAAGTACTCTTACTCGGAACAGATTGGGTTCTTCAAGAACGGCAAGCCGAAGATGAAGGTGGTTGAGAAGGAGGATAGCATTACTGGTCTTATCAATCCTTTAGACCAAGACGCCCTTGTTAAGATTAACAACGGACCTCTTTCGGCAGACGAAGGGTGTCTCACCCGTGTACGTGGGTACATCGCTGGATCGAAACTGTACGCTACTTCACGGGTGCCACATATCATCGACTCCGTGCTGGAAATGAGAGGGTTGCAGAAGGAACTGTCCACCTACTACGTGGGGCTGCGTCGTGCTGCTATTCCTCTGGATCAAAAGCACGGCATCATCCACTGTGATCTAAACCCTGCTGCTACCAACACGGGCCGCTACTCTAGCTCCAACCCTAACCTACAGAATATATCGAACAGCACGGTCAAGAAGGCGTTTGTCAGTAGGTACATGAACGGTAAGTTGCTGGAGTTTGACTTTAACCAGCTTGAGGTCATCGGTCTTGCTATCGTTAGCAAGGACGAGCAACTGATTGCTGACATTAACAACGGCGCTGATCTGCACACTGTTCTGTACCAAGACATGCACGGTTATACGCCTACTAAGCCTCAACGTAAGGCGTTTAAGCCTCTGACCTTTGCTCTTATCTACGGAGCCTCGGCGCGGCGAATGTCTATCGAGAGCGGGCACCCTATCGAGTATTGCAAGAAGTTTATCCGTACCTTCTACAATCGGTACCCGCAGGTTCAGGCGTGGCAAAAGTCGATGAAGGATAACGCAGCGCTGCACGCTGACTACAGTGAGGGCAAGACGTTCCCCGATGGCCGTCCTCGTTCGACGTATCTGTACACGGATATCTCGGGGCGCATGTACCGCTTCCTCGAAAGCGACAAGTACCCCGGCTCGTTCAACCCGACTGAGCTAGTCAACTACCCGATTCAAGGGCTGGCTACGGGGACCATCGTGCCGATGATGGCAGGCATCGTGTGGAACGTGATTAAGGGTATCCCCGAATTTACAACGGGTGTTCGTTTTGTTAATATGGTACATGACAGTCTCGTGTTCGACGTTGCCGATAACCTTATGAGCGACGTAATCACTGCGGTTCGTGGCATCCTAGAGAACACACCAAAGTACTTTGAAGAGTACTTCAAAGAACCCCTTCCTTTCAAGACGTTCAAGGTAGGGTGTAGCGTAGGGACTAACTGGTACAACATGGAGGAAATCTAATGGCAACTACAATCACCGGTATCGTTACCGATATCACGACTCGCACCGTCAACACGAAGTACGGGGCTAAGCCTGCGTACACGCTGTTCGTGAACGGCGACAAGATCGATGCTGGCTTCAAGGCTCCGACTTGTAAAGGAGGCGACACCGTTACCCTTTCGTTTGAAGACGGCAAGTACGGCAAGCAGCTAGTTGGCACGGTAACTGTCAACGCTGCTGGCCCCGGCTCGGCTCCCGTGTCGGGCGGTGCTACCCCTGCTACCGTCCTCGGTGCCTCGGGGTTCCCGGTTCCCCCTCTTCATCACACCCGTCCGATCCTTCGCCAGAACGCAGTGGCTCGTGCCATTGATACCGTTAACCACGTGGGACTGGAAGAGGAAATGACGATGGACAACTTCGTTGCGGAAGTCATCCGCGTTGCTCGTAAGTACGAAGAGTACTACTCGGGTGATCTGGACCTTGCCGCTGCTAAGACCTCTCTTTCGTAAGGAGACTCTATGACTACCAAGCAAGTGTACGTAGCTATCGGCATTGACCACGAAGGGTACGTCGAAGTGGCAGTGTACGAAGAGCTTCCCGACGACGCTGAAATGTCCCGTGATCTGGGCCATCCTCCTGTCATCAAGGTTGCTACCGTTATCCTTCCGGTACCGGAAGCAGTAGCCGCTGACCCGGAGTATGTTATCGACTTCACCAACGACGACGACGATTCCGAAGAGCCCCAACTCGACACTACCGACAAGGAGTAACATGAAGACCGAAGCCCTAGCCACGGATATCAACGGCATCCTTGCTGCGCCTGAGCTTGCCAAGCTAGCAGACGAAAGCCTGCTGCAATTCAGCACGAACATCGCGCTCCGTGCTAGGGATATGCTGGTGCCTCGTGAAGGCTCTCGCAGGCCCGCCACCCTGTACGCCTCTGAGCTAGGGAAACCGTGCGCTCGTCAGCTTTGGTACAAGCTAAACACGCCGGAAGCGGGTACCGCTCTAGAGCCTCACGTTCGCCTCAAGTTCATGTACGGTGACGTGATGGAAGAGTTGGCCCTGCTGCTGGCTCGTGCCGCAGGCCACGAGGTAAAGGATGAGCAGATGCGGGTTGAGCATATCCTCCCTAACGGGTGGCGCATCAGCGGTAAGATCGACGCTATCATTAACAACGAGTATGTGGTGGACGTTAAGTCTGCTAGTCCTTTCAGCTTCGCTACCATGAAGCAGGGACTTACCGATGATAACGATAAGTTCGGGTACCGTGCCCAAGTCGGGTTCTATGCCAAGAAGCTTGGCCTCAAGCCTGCCATCCTTGCCCTCGATAAGGTCAACGGACACGTCAATCTGATCGAGCTTGATCCTCTTCCCGAGGATTGGGAGAAGCGAGCCGAGTTTCTGACAAAACAGCTTGACTCGGAAGCTGCTCCTGCTCGGCAGTTTCTCGACGTACCTCTGGCTAACGGTAACAAGAAGCTGGACACCAACTGCAACTACTGCGACTTCAAGAAGGAATGCTGGCCTACTCTTCGTGGGTTCCAGTATTCCGACAAGGTGATGTATCTCACCGAAGTCAAGGCCACCCCCAAGGTACCGGAGATTGCCCTATGAAGAAACTAGGAGGCTCTGCTCTGTGTCTACAGAGCGGGGACGTAGTGGTGATCGGTACTCACACTGAGCCTACCGAGGATCACGATTCTAGCTACGGCAAGGTGAGCGACGAAGAGGTATACTCGTATGTGCGTATCATCAACATCGACGGTACTTCCGCCACCTTGACGTGCGACGGAACAGACGAAGGGATAGCAGACCTAGAAACTGTAGTTGCTAACATTAGCAACGCTATCTCTCTGATGAAACTCTTTAAGGAGAACACTGATGGCAAAGACCAAACTCAAGAAGCTGGCACTGGATAAGCACGTTAACGTTACCGCCTTTCAGGATTCTGTCATGGTCCCCGGCTCTGGCGTGACTGGCGTGGAAGTACGGGCGGCAGGCTTTGCCGGTAAAAACCTCGATAGCGACCATTCGTATGTACGGATCGTGTCGTCCGATGACGAACTGTACTTTGACAACACCGTAGAGGGTAAGGTAGCGCTCGATAGTCTTATCCGTATGCTGCTCACGGCGCAGGAAGTGTTTGAAAACCTCAATCTGAACGAGTACGTATGACCGACCCGCTCATCGAGAAGCTTTTCTCTCAGGAAAAGGAACTGATGGACAGGCTGGCAAACGTTAGGGTTGCTATCCAGGCGTTGCAGAAGCTGTGCGAACACGTCTGGGTTTACAACGGACACGATTCTCACTACAATCATTACGTGTGTAGTAAGTGCGGAGAAGAGGATAACCGAGGATGACAATCAACCACCTAATCATCCCTGATACTCAGGTTAAGCCGGGTGTACCTACCCGGCACCTTGAGTGGATCGGAGAGTACATCGCTCACAAGCGTCCAGACGTTATCATCCATCTTGGCGACCACTTTGATCTACCGTCCCTGTCCAGCTACGACAAGGGAACCCTCAAGGCGGAAGGCAAGAAGCTTGTTAACGATATCGAGGCGGGTCAGGAGGGGCTACGTATCCTTACGCGGCCTTTCCTCAAGACCCCCGGCTACTACCCCCGTATGCTGTACATCCCCGGCAACCACGACGAGCGCATCACGCGCATCGCGGATGCTAGCCCTGAGTTGGAGGGAGCTATCGGGTGGCACACCCTTGGTATCCAAGAAGCAGGATGGGAACTAGCCAACTACCTTGAACCTGTGGATGTTAACGGTATCCTGTACTGTCACTACTTCGCCAACCCTATGTCGGGTAGGGCGTACACCGGTTCAGCAGCAGCGATGCTCAAGACCCTTGGTCGCAGCTTCGTGATGGGCCACCGTCAACAACTCGACTTTGCTACCCGTATGCTGATCGACGGTCAACAGCAGATTGGTATCATCGCCGGGGCGTGCTACCTGCACGACGAAGGATACAAGGGACCGCAAGGCAACAAGCATTGGCGCGGAGTAGTGATGCTCAACGATGTTGCCCACGGATTCGGCAACCCTATGTTTGTCGATATCCCCTACTTGGAGCGTAAGTATGGAACCGCTAAGCCTAAGAAAAGTGACAACCCTGCGAAGCTTCGATCTGGTGGGATTCTTCCCTGCTCTACGAAAAGAGATAGCCGCGCACGTAAAGGTGCTGCTAGCGGAAGCTACGAAGGGATCGTTACACCGCAAGGTTTTGCACCGACGAGTCCTACAGGCTATGATGCAGGGGTACCTAGTGGGAAGGAGGGAGGCTGTGGCTAGGCGCATGACCGCAAGGGAAGCGCAGATTACCAGCCGCGTTACCCGAGTCCTGATCGACTCGGACCCTACACCAGAGGAACTTGTTGCTAAGCTTAGCATTACACCGGAGGATATCATCGAACGCTTTGGAGATAGAATCTATGATCTACGGGAGCAGATTGTCGAAGACGCTCTCTACGGGGAGAACGACAATGAGGATGACGAGGCCGAGGGCGAAGAAGGGTACTACGACGACGACGAGGAAAGCGAAGAAGAAGATTGAAGGGATGTACCGCTCCAAGTTTGAGGCGCGGGTTCACAAGGCTTTGGGTATGGAGTTGCAGTATGAGAGCAAGGTTCTGCTGTACATGCTACCAGTCACTAACCACAAGTACACCCCAGACTTCTACGACGAAGTTAACGATATCTACTACGAGGCGAAGGGCAAGCTAGACCGAGCTACACGTAAGAAGATGATCGCCGTCCGAGACTGCAACCCTACTGCTCGCATCGTGTTCGTATTTCAGAAACCGTACAATCCAATCTACAAGGGGTCCAAGACTACCTACGCAGATTGGGCAGAGAAGGAGGGGTTTGAATGGATAGCGATACCATAGAAGTAAGAGTAGCCTCGTTTGTGAGTTCTACTACTCGTACCCACGACTACTACATTCGTATCGATAACATCACCACAAACAAATGTGCTCAGGTAAGCGTCAATATATCGGACACTATGATTAAGACTGTCCCTCCCCAGATGATAGCCGAGATAATCACACAACGAGCACTTCGACAGATAGGAGTAATTTGATGGAACGAACCCTTAACGTTAAGCTTCGCATGGTAAACATCGCGGGTGCTTCGTACCTTCGACTTTATGCCAACGATCGGTACTCGGCGCGTACTTGGACGGCTTGTACCCCGCATCCCTCGGCGCTGCCCGGTGCTACTATTACGGTGCCGATGGTCAACAAGGCTGTTAAGAGTAACCTCTTCTCTAAGATAGCAAGCAAGATTGACCGCTTCTATAAGACCGAGAAGGTAGATTGGCTGGTGACGTAATGAACCACTACGAGACTTTCATTCACCGCAGCCGCTACGCTCGCTATATCCCGGAGCTTGGTCGCCGCGAAGAGTGGCACGAAACCTGTATGCGGTGGGAAGCGTTCTTTGCCGTCAAGTTCCCGGCCCTCACCAAGGCTATCGAAGACGCCGCTGCTGCTATCTACAAGAAGGAAGTCATGCCCTCTATGCGGGCTCTGATGACTGCTGGCCGTGCCCTTGAACGGGATAACGTGGCCGGGTACAACTGCTCGTACCTTCCTGTGGATCATCCTCGCGCCTTTGACGAAGCGATGTACATTCTCATGTGTGGTACGGGAGTGGGGTTCAGCGTGGAGCGGCAGTATATCGCCAAGCTGCCCGAGGTAGCTGACACGATGACGGCAACTGATACCGTTATCAAGGTAGCCGACTCCAAGATCGGCTGGTGTACTGCGGTGCGTGAGCTTATCAGCCTGCTGTACAGTGGTCGCATCCCTGCTTGGGACTTGTCGGCTGTTCGCCCTGCTGGTGCCCCGCTCAAGACTATGGGAGGCCGTGCCTCTGGTCCTCAACCTCTGGACGATCTGATGCACTTCGCTGTCGCTCTGTTCAAGAAGGCCGTTGGCCGTCGCCTCAACAGTGTGGAGTGTCACGATCTGATGTGCAAGATCGCGGACGTGGTTGTGGTAGGGGGTGTTCGTCGCTCTGCTATGATTAGCCTTAGCAACCTTACGGATGAGCGTATGCGTAACGCTAAGAACGGTCAGTGGTGGGAAGACAATGTACAACGTGCCCTTGCTAACAATAGCGTGGCCTACACGGAGAAGCCTGATATGGGAATCTTCATGCGGGAGTGGCAATCGCTGTACGATTCCAAGAGTGGTGAGCGTGGCATCTTTAACCGCAACGCGGCTATCACCAAGGCAGCGGAGAGCGGACGTGAAGCGGCAGACTTCGGCACCAATCCCTGTGGAGAAATCATCCTCCGTCCTCACGGGTTCTGCAACCTGTCCGAAGTAGTGGTGCGGCCCGAAGACACACTTGACACGCTGCGCGTTAAGGTGTACCATGCCGTTCTGATCGGTACGTTGCAATCCACGCTTACGGACTTCCGGTATCTGCGTCCTATCTGGAAGCGCAACGCCGAGGAAGAACGTCTTCTGGGTGTGAGCCTGACCGGAGTGATGGACCATCCGATCCTATCGGTCAACTCTATGGAGGCATCTGATATCCTGAGCCATCTTCGCAGCTACGCCAAGAAGGTGAACAAAGAGCTAGCCTCTATCCTCGGGATCAACGCTTCGGCTTCGATCACCTGTGTTAAGCCTAGCGGTACCGTGTCGCAGCTTGTCAACTCGGCCTCGGGACTGCACCCTCGGTACTCGGAGTATTACATTCGCACGGTGCGGGCCGATATCAAAGACCCGCTCGCTCAGTTCCTCAAGGAACAAGGCGTTCCGTGTGAGCCGGATGTTACCAAGCCGTCTTCGGTACTAGTGTTCAGCTTCCCGATTGCTAGCCCGAAGGAATCTGTGCTTCGGGACGACATGAACGCCATCGCTCAGCTTGAGCACTACCTGATGATGCGGGATGCTTGGTGTGACCACAACCCTTCGATCACGGTGTACGTGAAGGAAGACGAGTGGATGCTGGTAGGGGCATGGGTGTACGCACACTTCGATGAGATTGGCGGGATTAGCTTCCTGCCGTGGTCGGATCACGTGTACAAGCAGGCACCGTACCAGCCGTGTTCCCGTGAGGAATACGAAAAAGCCTCCCTGTCGTTCCCCGATATCAAGTGGGGGAATTTCAAGGAGGCCGAGGATAACGTTAACAGCCGCGAGCTAGCTTGCGTAGCCGGTATCTGTGAAATCTAAGGAGGATGTATGAAGAAGAGCTATGTGATCTACAACAACAAGTCCCGTACCACTATTCGGGACACCTTCCCTACCTACGAGAAGGCGCGACAAGAAGTACGTAAGGCTATCCGTCGCAAGTTCGACAGCGGTACGGAGTACGAAAACGCTGTTCAGTTGGGTATGTGGGATCGGGTATCTCGAAACCCCACCGCGTACACGGAGCTTGGATACCAGATTATCCCTATCTGGACCCCGTAAAAAGAAACCCCCGGTTAGTCGCCGGGGGTTTTTCTTTTAGGGCCTTGATACTATCTCAGGGTACGAGTCTCGTAGCGGCCATCGCTCGTTAGCGTGGCTGTACATGAATCCCGGACCCACATCGTCGGGGAAGATGTTGCGGACTACATCCTCCCACAACACAGGCGCTACAGTGGCCCTAGTGTTGAGGGCTTGAGGCGTATTGAAGTCCGGGGGATTGTACCACCGCTCCATTATATCCATGTCCTTACGGGATTCGACCAATCGAGATTCCCATTCGCCTGCCTTGCCGTAGTACATAGCAGTAGCAGCGGCTCTCTTTTGCTCGGGAGTGTACCTCTGCCACTGAGACATATCGAACCCCTTAGTGTTGCTAGAGATAGGGGAGATAGCCTTGTTGGCTCGTTCAATAGCAGCCGCCTTCTCGCCGGGATCGCGGATAGCGTTGATGCGAGTGGAGATTTCTTCCAAGACAGACTTAGCGTGGTCGGTGTTAGTGCCCGTAGCAAAGCCTTCACGGTACACCTGAATCCAGTGTTGGAGTTCGTGCAACATAGTAGAGCGGGCTTGCTTGGCGTCTTCCAAGAAAGCCTTGTTAAGAGTAACAGTAGGCTGGCCGTTAGCGTCTTGAGATACACGGCCCCGGAAGTTAGACGCGGGATCGTCGATCACGTGAACGGGGATTTGTTTCGCGCCAAGGTATGCGTTGTAGAAGTCGGGGTGATGAAGAACGTCTTTGGCTTGGTACTTGCCGGGGGTCAAGTAGTTGTTGCCAATGAGCGTTGCCATATCATCCGAGATTTCAAACCGCAGCTTACCATCTGGCCCTACAAGCAGGCCCTTCGGAATCTTGTCGGGCAGCTTACCCGTGGCACGGTACTCGTTCATCGCCTTCACCACGTCCGGGCGAGGAGACCATCCACCGCGAGCGTTCTTGCCTCCGAACAGGCCGGTCTTGATGGCCTTTCCGGGGTTCACAAAGCCCCCTGCAAGCTCGCCTAGCATTCCGCTGGTACTCTCCCCTAGCCCTACCTTATCGCGCGCCCATTCGGACGACAGAGGGACTTTGGAGCGGTCTAGAGGCTCGTACATCTGGGACGAGTCCATCAGTCCCAGAGCCTTCCCGAACATAGACGCCCCCATACCGGCTAGGTCTACTACGTCTGCCCCGGTGTTGACGATCTGAGAGAGAGGGTTGCTGGTAAACAACCCTACTCCTGCTCCTTTTAGAAAGTCCATTACTGTTCCCCCACTTCCATGATAGCTTGATACAGATTACCAGCATTCATCGGCAGAGCCGCCAAGTTACCGTTAGCAAGCTTCTCAAGATCAAGGGCAGTGGCCCCCGCCATCCACCTAGAGAACGCTCTGATCCGGTTCACGGTGGCTTTGTCTTGAGCAGTGACCGCTCGTTGAGCAGCGACAGTCATCTTACGGTTGATGCCCATCAGAGTACCTACCGTAGCAGCAGAGACAGTAGCTCCTAGCAACGGACTTCCAGCAACAACCCCCGGAATGGAACCGATACTAGCAGCAACAGTCATGGCCCCTGGACCCATAGAACGGATAGAAGGATCGATGCTTCTGCGGAACGATTCAACCCTGTCAGCAGCCTTGCCGATATCCAACACCATTCCCTTGTAGGGACTGTTGTTGAACAGAGCGTTAAAGCCTTCGGCTACCTCAGCATCCTTAGAGTTGCCTTGAAGGGAACGGTAGATATTAGCAGCAGCCTTACTATCTTTCATGTTAATCTCTAGCCAGTTACGCTTAACAGCATCACGTAGTTTAGTAGCGTCTTCGGGAGACATGCTCTTTTTAGAGATAGCTAGCTGGATGTACTTATCCAGAGCAGCTACAGTAGTAGGGGAAGTTTCCCTAGCGATGTAGTCAGCAGCCAGCATCGGGTCTTTCTCAAGAGCCTTAGTGATGATATCTGCGTTAACGGTATCAAAGTTCTTGGACGCTAGCTCGTTGACTTTGTTCCACCGAAACTTAGCCACGGGACCAGCCGAAGTCCCCAACGAATCTCCAACAGACTCATCGATAGCCTTGGCAATCAGACGAGACTGCGAAGCGTCCACCGGAAGGTCACCGGAACTGTTGAAGCCGCCTCGGCTTTGGAACAACCGCTTCCAGCTAACGGCTTGGTGCAGCGGAATAGGATCACCCTTAGCGATAGCGTTGATAAGAGCTTCGGTTTGCTTGGAGCTAGTAGTAGCTCCCGTAACGTTAAGGTTAGTCTTCCATTGAGCCTTGATGTTCTTGGCAATCTGGATAGCCTCCGATCCCAGAGTTACCGGAGAGTCACCAAGTACCGTGCCCGACTTATACGGGGCGTAGAACTTGTCGTGAACAACTTCGTCCAACGTAGTCTTGAGCTTTTCTTGAGTCTGCTTCAAGATAGCACCCGACTCCGTAGGCTTAGCGGTGAGCAGCTTGTTACGAAGAGCGCCTAGCTCCGCGTTAACGGTATCATCCATCTTACCAGCAGCTTCCTTGTACACCGCAGCTTGAGCCGTAGACTGCATCCCCGGAGCTACCTCCGGTACGTACCGAGAGCCACGCTTCTTGAACCATTCCCGAATAGCCAGCTTCTCAGGGTCCGTAGTAGCCAGTGCTTTGACGATCCAATCCGCCCCCTTAAAGCCAGCCCCGCCCATTAGGGTGTCGATAGCTGCGTGCTTGCTGAGATAGTTTAGCTTCTCTTCAATCGGAGCCGGATGGTTACGGATCGCCAGAGCCAAGCCAAGAGCAGAGCCACCGACGCCTCCCATAACGGAGCCAGCGGGAGCGCCAATGACGGAAGGGGCACCTGCGGCACCGCCAACGATAGAGCCTCCAACGCCTCCGATGAGCGGAAGGATGGTAGTTCCAACAGCGTTATCGAGTTCGGTCTGCCAGTTGATAGGGCTAGAGTTAGACGCTTGGACGTTGCTGAAATCGACTCCTTCACGAGGCACGGAGTCTGGTCCCCAAGCAGCGGCTTCAAGTCCTTGTCGAGCAGGTACGTCTTCGGGCATGTCGGGGAGGTCAGGCATATCCGGCAGTTGCCCTACCGGTCCCTCATCCTCCATATCAGGCAGAGCATTGGCTCTAACCTTGTTGATATACGGAGTAGGATCAGCCTTGACGTGACCGCCGTAAGCGGCCAGCGCCTTGTTCCAATCCCCGCCGTGGCGACGAGCCAGATCAGAGAGGTACTGAGCAGCCCCCTCTGCTTCCGACAGGAAATCCCCTACTTTGACGCCGTACTGTTTGGCGGTAGCTGGCATCCACTGAAAGTACCCCGCTGCCCTGTCTGCCAACGGCTTGCCAAAATTATCGGTAGCCGGGCCAAGCCGAGGTACACCACCACTCTCCGTTTTGACGAGGCCATATAGAAGATTGTCTGGGATTCCATACTTCTCCTGCATTTGTCGAAGGATGTTGATATCCATTACTGTCCTTTAAGTTCTGCTTGGATAGCTTTGTACTCCGCTTTCTCTTCCGGCGTAATGTTCTTATTCTCGTACTTCTGCCACAGCACAGCAGCCCTAGCTCGTAGAGCAGAAGTGTTACCGTTAGCAGCTTTAGGTTTGGCCGGGGCTTGATCCTTATTCATGTTACGCCAAGCCTTTTTGGTGCGAGCATCCGCATCGATAAGCTTTAGCATACCCTTCACCCTATCCTCCAGCCTGTCTTGACGACTCTTGTTGTCGGAAGGATTGGCGTTCGACATTTGGATCAGGGTAGTCATATAGTTCACCCACTCACCGGCAGCAATAGCAGCACCGGTATCCTTACGAAGGATAGGCAGCAGTACACCCATAGCATCCGCTAGGTATTCCTGAACCTCTCGGTCAGGAGCAGCCGTAACTAGAGCGCTCAAGCTAAGAGGCTTGTTCGGGTCTTGAGTAGCTACCTGAGTGATAACAGCCATCACCTTATCCAAGCTAGGAAGCTGACGCTTCTCGCCCCATCCCTTGTTCTTGTAGATGGAGAGGCCAGTCTTAGCAGCGGAAGCGTAGTTGACAAGGTTACTCTGAGCTTCGGTCAACGCTCCGGTACCCGCCCCGTAGGGGAAGTACGCGCCGGAGTGATCCGCACCGTACAACTCCCTAGCCAGCGCTCCCCCGTGGCGAGCCTTGTCCGTGTTCTTCTCAAAGAAGGCATCAGGATCGCCAGAATCTTCCGCTTCCTTCATAAGAGCTTGGAACTCTGCAAGCTTGGCAGGGTCCGTAGAATTCTGGCGGATCGAAGGCTTAGAGGCCCCAAGGAACACAGTCTGCTTTGGGTCTTGTTTGTTGAACGCGATGACACCAGAGGCGGTATCAGCCGTTTCCCAATTCTCGGGATCGTGTAGCTCTACATCCTCTACCTTACCGGTCTGCTGGTACTTAGCATAGCTAGCCGGGGTGATCTTGCCCGCCCCGAAAGCTTTGGCTACGGGGTCTTGTTCACGGATGTTCTTCTGGATCGTGCTACCCTTAACAGCCAATTCGTAGGCGTGCTTCTCCCCTTCCATCGAAGCCTTACGCGCAGCCTGAGCCGCCATGACGGCTTGCTCGGTCATGCCTAGCTGCTGGAACTTGACAGCCAGAGCCTTGTAGTAGGCTACAGGATCGGCGTTAGGATCAACCTCTACACCCTGCGCCGCAAACTGCGCTCGCTGATCTTCCGGCAGGAACCGGGGATCGCCGCTAAGGCCCGCTACGAGGCTAGGAATGCCCTCTGCCATCTGTTCTCCTGCTACCTGCCCGAACAGCCCCGGCACGCGGAGCGGATCGATCTGAGAGGCTTGGATGCCCTTAGCCCACGCCTGATTCTGGCGCGACTGTTGAAGCTGGCTAAAGAGGCCAGCCGAGATAGGAGTATCACTCATTACCAACCCCCTCCATTAAGAGCATTCGGTAGACGAAGATTAGTCATACCACCAAGACTGTTACCGAACATTCCTGCGCCAGTAGCGTTCATCAGGCTAGCTCCCGCAAAAGGATTGCCCGAACCGAGGCCGGGAACGCTAAACCCACCGCCCCCGAACATCCCGCCAAACCCACCGACCAGACTGGATAGAGCGCCAGTCACCGCCGAGTTACGGCCTTGGGAGATTTGCTGGTTAGCTGCATTGTTGGATACAGTCGATCCGTACTGCTTACCCAAAAGGTCCATCAGGTTGTTAGAGTAGAACATTTGACCTTGCAGGGGAGCGTTAAGCGCAGCCATATCAAGACCAAGCCCAGTCTGAGCAGCGTTCAATTGGAACGGTTGAGCAAGTTGTTGAGCCGTAGCGAACATCCCGAAGTTGTCTTTGCTTAGATTATCTATACCAGCAGCACCAGAGGCTAGATTACCCGACAGGCCATACAGCTTTTGCAACTCCCCAAACGCGTTCTCACGCGCACTGATCGCCAGCTTGGCATCTGCGTCGGCTCGTCCACGAGACAGAGCCGCGAAGAAAGGATTACCACCACCAGCCGTAGGACTGTTGGAACTCATCCCGATCAATCCCTTAGACAGCAGACCTTGGTACAGAGAATCGTTCTCAGCCGAGCGCTGGTTAGCCATCGTACCCTGGTACGCATCGTACAGGGAACCCGCGTAGCTATCTGGGTTGAACTGATTGGCGTAGTCTAGGTACCCTTGGGAACCAGCCAGCATACCGTTACGCAGCCCTTGGTACTCCGGAGCTAGAGTCGTAGTGATACCGTTATCTCCCATCTCCGTAGTGCCGTAGCCCGAACGCATAGCGTAGGGCTTGAAGTTAAACCGGCCCGGAATAGTAGCTGACAAATCTTTTAGCCCTTGCCCGTACTGGTTGTACGCACCTTGTACCTTGGTGGCTTCTTGTGCGCTGTTGTAAATGTACTGGTCCATCGCCTTGCGGTTTTCCGCAACGGCTTTCTTTGCAGACCTCGCGCCGAACAAACCACCGGCAAGTTGGATAGCGCCCGCTGCGGCTAGTGCTGGAAGCATTTAGGTGTCTCCTTAAATCTTGCAGATAAAGGCCAGGGCGTAGTACGCTGGCACATTGAGGTTGGACTGAACGGTGTGAGTGTGTGAGCCATCTGCTCCAATAGAGTGATCGTGTACCTGTCCGCTACCAGCCGCAGTCGTAGTGAACGCTACGCTACCTGCAATCGTACCGTTAGTCGCACCAACAGGCGCGATGTTGGTAGAGTTAAGGTTAGCAGGCATGTTAACATCGTGAGTATGAGCGGGCATCTGCGCTTGAGTAAGAGCCGTACCTCCCGTAACACCGCCGTGGCTGTGAGTACCCGAAGCGTCTGCGGTGTGGTTGTGAGTATCGCTACCGCCTACCGTTAGGTGAGAACGGGAAGCACCAGCAGCCACAATGAAGCGATCCCGAAGATCGGGAACGGTGATAGAGCCCAGACCGTCAGATCGAGTATGCGTACCGCCGTCGCAAAGCCTCCATCCCGAGGGCCACGTGCCGTAACTACCGCCCCACATGATGATGCCGCCTACCGGGAACGCCTTAGCAACCTCCGAAGTGACCGTGTTAACGGTAGCAAGGTGATTGGTAGGCGCTACACCTACAACAGGGTTGGGGCCTTTAGGCTCACCGGTAAACAGCGGGCTAGACGAGTCTGCCTTGGTTTGAACAGCCGCCTCAATGGCGTTGAACTCAGCATCAATCTCTGTGCCGCGAACAGTCTTGAGAGCGTTGCCGCTAGGGAGAGAATCCTTAGCCGCAAAGTCCGTAGTCTTTACATAGTCGCTCATACAATCTTCCCCTTATTCGCGTAGAGTTGCAGGACTTGAAGGGCCATCTTATCCCCGGACACCGGAGCTTCGACGCTAACCTTAACAGTGGTGCCGGAAGAGCCGATGCTTACAGTCTGCTCTTCGATAACAATACCCCCGCCGTACTCCGAGAGATTGTATTCGGCATCGTCATAGTAGTACCTAACTCCAGATTCGTCAAGTACAAAAGAGGCAGCGTCGTAATCTTCTTTGTAGTTAACAGCCCAACGGAACGTACCGGTTTGGGCCGAGCCTCCCTCAAGAAGCATACGGGCTTTCTTCAAATGTTGCAATCCCGAAAGTCTATCGAAAGTTAACCACTGGCTAAAGTAGGTCATCTTGTACGGGGCGGCGATATCGCCGTATCCGCTGTACTTGTAGATACCATCCGACATACCTACCAGCAAATCGCCGTTGCCGTCAACAGTACCGCATCGTACCGGAGTCACAGTATCCGACCACGTAGTAATGCGTGGAAGGTTAAGTTCTGGGATACGAGCCAGCATGTTAAAGACAAACAACACTCCCTTAGAGACAGAGCCAATAAGATATGTACCCTCTCGCGGAACATAGAACCCGCGAACGGTAGCCATGTTATCTTCTTTGAAGGTGTTGATGAAGTCGTCTTGGACAAGACGGCTGTAGTTGTTAATCGGGAACGAGAAGTTAGAATCAAACAGCTTGCCCAGACTCATCAGGCCAGCTTGACTCAGGAACACAATATCATCCCCCACGCTCTGCACGGAGTCGCGGGACACACATCCTACGTTCTCGATGGTATCGGTCAGCGCCAGAGTAGAGGGATCGAATCCCGTAATCTGAAACGCGTAGATTGAATTCTTGCAGAAAATAATTAGGCGGTTGTTAAACACAGACAAGGCAACAATACTATCCTTACCGTTAACAAATACCTTGGACATATCGATGGAACCTGAGTCCGCAGTGGTGAAGTTGCGGGGATTCAGAAGCTCCGACCAATACACCGTGTAGTCGTTGAGGTTAGTGTTAGCAGCCCACACTCGGCCAAACCCCGTACACACAGCATCAGCGCTAGAGAAAGCTGCGGTGATGGCTTGCGAAGTCCAGCTACCTTCGGCCCACACTAGATACCCTGCGCCCTTCTGCGCGGCGATTAGGTACCCGTTAAAGCTGGCAAATTGCCAGTTATCCGTAGCGTACACGGTAGAGCCGATCTGCGTAAAGGTAGCCTGTCCTCTCCACAGTTTCAACTCCCGAGCGCTAATGATATCAGTCCCACCGTCTGCTCGAAAATGGGTGTACACTTGATTGACCGGAGTAGCAGTAGGGGTATTGTTCAGACGAACAAACCCCTTACGGCTAGACAGTCGGCCTTGCTGATCGATGACGCAGTTGTTGGCTACCGTTGCATACTGCGGAGCACCCGAGATAGTGTTGTCTTGGGTGTTCAGCCCGTAAGAGCCGGGACCAACAAGGTCAAGGGTGTTTAGAATTCCGCTCATTAGACAGGTACCCAGATTTGTTCTTCGGGATTTTGACCAGCTTCGATAGCT